ACCATTGATATTAAAATCACGAGATAAAAAGGAAAAGCAAATTCTTAAAACTATGCGGGATGTTTATAATTTCACATCTACTAGAAAAGATATTGTGGTGCAAGCATATATTTCTGGAATTGAATTTAATATTAATTTTATTAAAAATAGTTGGGTGCAATTTGGTTATTTTCCTTTTCCTGATAAGCAAAAATTTAGGACCACCCAAGAAAAAGATTTTATTACAATACAAACAAGTAAAATATTTGATAATATAATTTCATGTTTAGGACTTACTTTTGGTTCTTTATCTTTTATTATTTCTTCAGGAGAAATTTATTTTATAGATGCTTCCCCCATGTTTACAATAGAATCTTTACTTATTAATCCTAATTTATTTAATATTCTTTTAAAAGATGAAATAAATACTGATAAAAATAGTATTTATGAGTTATGGAAAACTCCTTATGGACCAATAATTAGAAATATTGAGGAAGGAGATTAATAAGATGTCTAAAATTACATTATGTTCAATTATGCTGAACGAAGAACAATATCTTCCTATTTTTTTGCAAAATATAAAAGGTCTATTTGAGGATTATATATTTATAGATGGGGGAAGTTCCGATAATAGTATTGCCTTAGTAGAAGCTGAAGGTTATAAAGTAGAACAAATACCATTCACAATGGATTTTGCCAAACAAAAAAATAATGCTCTTAATTTAGCTAAAACTAAGTGGCGTTTATTTTTGGATATTGATGAAACTATGAGTTTGGGTATTAAAAAATTAATTAAAACCGATATTGACCCTTATTATCATCATGTTTTTGCTTTATTTAGAGATAATTTTCTTGATGGTGGTGGACAAGACGATTACCCATTGGATATACCAATACGATTATTTGGGGATGATGTTTATTACGAAGGAACTGTGCATGAGCAACCTATTGTTAAGGATAAAACGATTATTAAATTTTTAGGTGGAAGGTTATATCATAAAAAAGATTCTTATAGACAATTTAGAGCTAATTATATTTATGAATTAATTAGGCGTGGTGTTAAAGAACTTCCTCCTGCTGATGAAGGTGCTTTTAATGATAATGGTAGATTGCGAAAAGTTAAATTATTGCCTGGAAGAAAAATTCGTATTTTGGATGAGTTTGTGGAAGGGCAATTACTAAATACTTAATTTCTTGATAAAATTAATAAAATAGTGTAAAATAAATATTATTTAGTAAGTATTTGCGGGGGGCTTTAAACTATGGCAACAATTAATCAATATGCTTTGACTACACTTGCTAATGTTCGGGAAGCCCTTGGTTTTGAGACAACAGAATCAGGTGATGATAATTTACTTATAAATTTAATTAATAGAGTTACAGTACGAATTGAATCATATTGTGGTAGAAAATTTAAAATTAGAGAATACACAGAATACCAAGATGGGGAAAGTGATCCCGAAGTATTTTTAGATAATCCTCCTATAGATAGCATAAGTCAACTTTGGGATGATACAGATAGATTATTTACAGATTCAGCGAATGATTTGATTGTATCGGGGGATTATATAATTTATTCTGATGAAGGATATGTTAGATTATTTAATAATGAAACAGTTTTTAGTAAAGGATATAAGAATATAAAAATAGTTTATAGTGGTGGGTACACAACTATTCCAGAAGAATTAGAACAAACTTGCATGGATTGGGTATTGACACAGTATAGAAAATATAAAGATAAACTTCATGGATGGAGTTCAAAGTCTTATTCGGGAGTATCTGTTTTAATAGATTTGAGTGCAATTCCTAGTGATATTAAAGCTGTTTTAGATAATTATAAATTGAGGAAAATAGCATGATAGGATTTACCTTTGGTGAACCACCAAAATTAATTGGCCGTGGGGCTTCTAAACTTCAGCAAAGTATAGATGCTATGTCTTCAGGGACAAGGGGGGGTTCTTCTTATGCTCGAAGAATGACACAAAATTGGCATAGAATACCCGTTGCTGGAAAAACTACAGGAACAGCAATTTGGGCTGATACAGAAGTTCGATTTAATGAATTTGCAAATAATGTTGCTGGAACATTTAGAAGGTTAAGTGATACTGAATCTGTAATGAAAAAAGTTTGTGTATTTTTTGAATCTAGAATTAAGGAACGAATTCGAGCAACACTAAGAAATACGCCAAGAGCTTCTTATAGAGATTCAGGCGTTGCTTCAACTGGACGATTATCTTCTGATTGGTCTCATGTAGTTTCATTTGAAAATGATGGAAAAGTTACTTTGGGTGTAGTAGGAACAAAAGTTAAATATGCAAGAGTACATGAATTTGGGGCTACACTTACACCTAAAAACCACCAAGCATTAACAGTTCCTTTTCCTGGGAATGTTGGGCATTACCCATCTGCTGAGGCTTTAGCAAAAGAGAAAAAAACTTTTATTAATAAAAATATTATTTTTTATAAATCAGGTGCTAAAGGAGCAAAACCAATTCCTATTTATATATTAAAGAAAAGTGTTCATATTCCAGCAAGACCTTTTGTTCAATATGTTAGGGCAACATATTGGGATAAGTTTAGGTCATTATTTAATGACCATATAACACAATCAATTGGAACACCAAATGTTTGGAGAGGATAATGGCTACACAGCCTGACAGAGATGCTATATTAGATAACATTGAAACAACAATAAAAGCTATTACTGCTGGTTCTACTTATAACTATACACCAGCAAAAGTTTTAAGGGAAGTAGTTGCATTTGATGATTTAACATTTTTTCCTACATATATGATTATTGATGGACCGGAAGATTTTGAGTATTTTGGAAAAAGAGTAGTAAATTCATTTGTAGTTATTATAAGAGGTATTCATAAAGGTGAAAGGGGGATGGATTATTCTGGAAAATTAAATAAAATGATTCGGGATATTCGCACAGCTTTAGTCCAAGATGTTGAACGGGGTGGTTCAGCATCTAATACAGAAATTATTCACATTGAGACGGACGAGGGATGGATTCCCCCTTATATTTCATTTGAGATGACAGTCAGGATACAATACTTGACATTAGAAGTAAATCGTTAATTAGTAAATTGGTAATATAGGGGGTTTTTAAAATGTTAAAACGAAAAACTGTAATTGGTGCAAAAATAGAGAGTTCTTATGGTGTAGCTGAAACTGTTACGGGGGCCGAAGCTATTCTTGTTTTTAATGTTAGCCCTTCTTTGAATATTGATGTGTTGGAAAGAAATGCACAAACAGATTCATTAGGAAATCTTGCGCCACAAATGGGAGCAAGAACTGGTTCTGTAACATTTTCTTGTGATTTATATGGAAGTGGGACTGCTGGATCAGTCCCTCCTATTGATGTTCTTTTAAGAGCTTGTGGATTACAAGCTACTACAGAAGCAGCTAATTCTGTTTTGTATGAACCAAGGGATGGAAGTTTTGAATCAGCTACTATTGTTGTTTGGCAGGACGGATTAAAGCATGTTTTGAATGGTTGTCGTGGTCGTTGTTCATTTAATTTTGAAATGGGGCAGAGAGGAACTGCTGAATTTACATTTGAAGCAAAGGATTTTACTTATGAAGATGCAAGTATTCCAACAGGAGTTTATTCAACAATTATTCCTCCTGTTTGTTTAAATCAGAGTTTTAGTGTTGGTGGTTATGGTGCAGTTATTCCTTCTCTTAAAATTGATGTGGAGAATGAATTACAACGTGCTCCAAGTGTAAATGAAACTTGTGGATATGCAAGAGTAGATATTACTGATAGAAAGGTAAATGGTTCTTTTTCACCAGAAGCTACTTTGCTTGCTACACACAATTGGTATACAACTTGGTCAGGTGGGACTAAATCTGATATCACAATTCAATTAGGTTCTACCGCTGGAAATATTGTTAAGTTTACTGCACCAAATGTTATTTACACGGGATTAGGTTTTGAAGATAGAAGTGGTATTTTAGCACAAAATATGCCTTTCCGTTGTGCTAAATTAATTAATGTGATTTCAGGTGCTTGTGATTCTACAACTTCTGCCACTTCAATTAAAGATACAACATTATTCACAACTAATGATGAATACAATGGTTCCCGATTGACAATAACTTCTGGAACATATAATGCTAATGCAAGAATAATCACTGATGTTAATGCTACTGCTGGAACAGCTACGTTGGAAGCAGCTTTAGGTGGAGCACCGGCAGTAGGTGATACTTTTGCAATTAGTAAGAATGAATTTCAACTTTTGTTTCGT